TCTGCACCCCAGAAGAAGCCGCCCGGCTTGCAAAGCGCATGACCGAGGACGAAGAGAAAAAGCTCTGGTGCACGGAACCGCTGCGCAGGCCGTGGGCAGAGTACATCCTGCCGGAAGCGGAACAGACGAGTTTGTTTTAGAGGGAAAGCACATGAAACCGAAAACGAAATCTGAGCTGATGGCCGAGTGGGCCAGCCAGCCCGACAACCTCAAGAAAGAGCGGGAGGTCAAAGCCGTCCGCAAGGCAATGGACGACGCCCGCGATGTGATCCGGGACGGCTTGACCCGCTACGTCAAGAAAAAGACCAAAGCCCGCAGCATGGCAAAGGCTGAGACAGATCCCTTTGCCGAGCTGGCAGGCTGGGAAAGCATGGAACAGATTCAGGATGCCTACGGTTACGGCGAGATCACCGCCGACAAGCGGGACAAGCTCACCGACCTGTGGGAAGCCCGTGAAGTTGCCCGGAATAGCCGCAAGCCTGCGGACAAGTATCACGACCTTGTAACGGAAATGCTGGAAACGGCCATCCGCCGGGTGGGTAGCGAGTACGCTGATATGCTGTTTGAGTATGACCAGCAGCACCGGGAGGCTGAAAAGCAGTGCGAGCAGCTGGCAATGGAAGGGATGATAAAAAATGACCGAAATGGATAAGTTGGATGCTGCCCTCACTGAGATGGGCATTGAACACACCTATGACCACGAATACATGGACGGCACTCAGATTGTGGTGCGAGAGAACGGCAAATACCTCTGGGATGCGATCTGCACGCCCTATTCCTACGGCTGGAAAGAAGGGCTGCTGGAAGTCATGGGCAAGCCTTTGCTGGGACATGGCGGCGTAATGGGCTATCGCACGGCAGAAGATGTCCTGAAAATGCTGGAAGGCGGCGCTCAATGCACCTGACCTTTTACGGCAACCCCGTCACCAAGAAAAACAGCCAGCGCATTCTGTACAAGTTCACAAGATGCGGCAGAAAGACGCCATTCATAGCCCCCAGCAAGGCTTTTGTGGATTATGAGACAAGCTGTCTGTGGCAGATCGAACGCCCGCACAGCCCTGTTTCTGCCCGTGTGAACGTGCGGTGCGTCTACTACATGAAAACCGCCCGCCGGGTCGATCTGGCAAACCTCATCGAGGCTACAACGGACATTTTGGTAAAAGCCCGCGTGCTGGAGGACGACAACAGCAAGATCGTTGCCGGGCACGATGGCAGTCGGGTGGAGCTTGACCGGAAAAATCCCCGGGTGGAAATTGAGATTGAAGAAATGGAGGTAAACGGTTCGTGAATTATGGCTATGTCCGTGTGAGCAGCAGAGACCAGAACGAAGATCGTCAGATGATTGCGCTGCAACAGACAGGTGAAAAGTTTCGGGACGTCTTTGTGGACAAGCAATCCGGCAAGAACTTTAACCGCAAAAATTACAAGCGCCTGGTGCAGACAGTTGGCATTGGCGATGTGATCTTTGTAAAAAGCATCGACAGGTTGGGGCGCAACTACGAAGAAATACAAGAGCAGTGGAAGATCATCACAAAAGAAAAACACATTGACATTGTGGTAATTGATATGCCACTTCTGGACACTCGAGCCGAAAAAAATCTTGTTGGCCGATTCATTGCTGACGTTGTGCTTCAGCTTCTTGCGTTTTGTGCCGAGAATGAACGAATCAACATCCGCCAGCGCCAAGCCGAAGGCATTGCCGCTGCAAAGGCTCGCGGCGTGCGATTTGGGCGTCCGGAGCGCGTATATACGCCAGAGTACTGGGAGGCCGTGGAACGTTACTCGATAGAGAAATTGAGCTGCAAGGAAGCGGCTGCAATCGCCGGGATGCCTCCATCGACATTTCGATATCATAGAAGCAAAGGACTTCCAACTGTAAGGAGGCAGATATATGATCCGCACATGGACACCTGAAAACAGCCCTGCAAGCATTAGCCCGGAGCGTCAGAAAGTGGTTGAGGTTCGGGAGTGGCTGAGCAGGTGCCGATATATGACCCAAGAGGTGGAAAACCAGCGGGACAAAATTCGCAGGCTAAAAGCGGCTTCCACGCAGACCACCCAGAGTTTTTCTGGTATGCCCGGCGGTGGTGAAAGCGGAGACAAAATCGGAAAAGCTGCCGCTTGCATCATCGATGAAGAAAGCGGGCTCAAGCAGCGGGAAGCTGTTTTGCGGAAAATCAAAGATGAAGCTTATCGGCGTATCCTCTGGCCGCTTGGGAACGACCCGCATTATACCGGAAAAATGACGGAATTCCTTGAAGGCTATTATCTTGACTGCGCGAGCGCTGACAGCAAGGGACATTTTCAACTTGTGACCTATGAGCAGCTTGCAGGAAGAAAAGACGTAGACACCAGCACGGTCAAGAAGTCCATGCGCCGGGCTATACAGATTCTTGCCCTGTATTGGGATGCTTTTTGAAAATTCCACCATGATTCCCCTGCAATTCCACCACTGTTCCCTTGTGCATCCCTGCGGAAACGGCTAAAATTGGTATAAGCGGAACCGCCGAAAGCGGTGAGACGCTTGCCACGCAGTCTCCGAAACGTCAGTCCCTTCACCTGTGCTGTCCGTAGGTACAGGCTTCGCTTGACGGTTCGCGGGCTGCTTCTATTATGCCGCCTGAGCGCAGTATGGTGCGCACCTCGACTGAAATATTGTCAGGGGGTCCGAGTCCAAGGGCGGTACCACAACGCCGTGCCCCGTCACGGCAAACACTTGGCGCATGGGTCTAAACAGCCCGCTTTTGGTTTGCGTGTAGAGCGGCAGTCCCTCCTTGGCTGCCCTCGCAACCTCCGCACGCACCACGGAGACCATAGAATCCGCACGCAGGTTTAGCATATCTCCCGGCAGGATGTGCGTCAATCCGCCAGCATGGAAACGTGCTGGTTTTTATGTTCCGGTAGCTCAGCTGGTAAGAGCGGTGGCCTGTTAAGCCAATGGGCGTTGGTTCAAGTCCAACCCGGAACGCCACTTGCGTTCCCTATGAGGGGGCCGCGCAATAGCGGGGCATCTGGCCGCGAAAGTTCCAGATGCAGCAGCACCCACCCGTTGACGTTGTCCACAGACTGAATGCCAGGGTGCTGCTTATTTTAATATTCTGACCGTTCGGATTTTCTGGGCGGTTTTTCTTTTACACGAGCTCAGAGAGGTGGTGGCGGTGGCCTACAAGAAAAAGAATCCGGTGGGCGCACCGCCGAAGTACAAGACAGCCGCAGAGATGCAGATGAAAATTGACACCTACTTTGCGGACTGTGAGGGCGAACTGTTGCAAGATGAAAACGGCCCTGTGCTCGATAAGTATGGAAATGAGATTTATCTGCATAGACGCCCACCCACCGTAACCGGTTTAGCGCTGGCTTTGGGATTTACGACACGGCAAGCATTGCTAAACTACCAAGGCAAACGGGAATTTGTAGACACGATAACGCGCGCAAAGGCCCGCTGTGAGCAGTATTCCGAAGAGCGGCTCTTTGATCGTGACGGCAACAACGGCGCGCAATTCAGCCTGCGCTTTAATTTTGGCTGGGATAAGGTGCAGGAAAATCCGGAAGAAGAAACGGTTACACCAAGCGCCAACGAAAACCGGCTGTTTGAGATGCTGGCCCCGCAATTCCTGCCGACATGGCAGAAGATCATGCGCGGCGAAGCGGATGAAGCGCTGGAAAAAGGCGGACGCGGTTCCACAAAGTCCAGTTTTTGCAGCATTGGCATTTTGAAGCTGCTGCAACTGCACCCGGATGCAAACGCCGTATGTGTGCGTAAGGTGGGCAATACCCTCCGCACATCGGTATATGCGCAAATGCAGTGGGCGGCCGATCAGCTGGAACCCGGCGCATGGAAGTGTACCGTCTCCCCGATGGAGATGACCAACCGGAACACCGGGCAAAAAATCCTTTTTTTCGGCCTGGATGACCCCGGTAAGCTTAAATCAATCAAGCTGCCACATGGTTACATCGGTATTCTGTGGTTTGAAGAACTCGACCAGTACGACGGCCCGGAGCAGATACGAAACGTGGAGCAGTCCTGCCTGCGCGGCGGAGATTTTTCTTTTACGTTCAAAAGCTTCAATCCCCCGGCTTCTCCCCGTAACTGGGCAAACCGGTACGCGCTGGAAGTGCGTGACCGCAAGATCATCCAGCATTCCGACTACACGATGGTGCCGCAGGAGTGGCTTGGACGCCGTTTCCTGGATGATGCCGAGGACTTGAAAAGGCGGAACATCATCGCCTACAACCACGAGTACTTGGGCGAGGTCACGGGCTGCGGTAAAGAGGTGTTCACCAACATCAAGGCCGAACGCATTGACCCGAGCCGGTTCGAGCGCAAGTACCACGGCATCGACTGGGGCTGGTATCCTGACCCGTTTGCATATAACTGCATGAGCTACGATGCGGCCCGGAAAACGCTTTACATCTACGATGAGATCACCGCGCGGCGCACCCGCAATGAAGATACTTTCAAAATGCTGCAGGAGCGCAAGGTCATGGCGGACCCGGAAACCGAGCGGCTGACCGCAGATAGCGCCGAGCCAAAAAGCTGCACAGACTTTACCGCATGGGGTATCAAGTGCCTACCCGCGATGAAAGGCCCCAACAGCGTGGGGCAGGGCGTGAAGTGGCTGCAAAGCCTGACCGCCATTGTGATTGACCCGGTCAAATGCCCGGACACCCTCAAAGAGTTTACTGAGTACGAGTACGACGCTGACAAAAACGGCGACCCGTTGCCCGGATACCCAGACCATGATAACCACCACATTGACGCCACCCGCTACGCTATGGAACTGGTGTGGCACAAACCCGGCAAGTAAGGAGCCAGACCTGTGAGAACGTATCAAGATTTAGAAGCGGTGCAGAATGACCCTGTCGCAAAAGCCGCTTTTGTGCAGAGTTTTATCGGCGAGCACACATCCAGCGCGCCGGTCAAGACTGCGGAAACTGCTGATCTGTACGATAAGCAGCTTAACACGGGCATTGACCGCTTTTTGGATGCAATGGCAGACATTGACCTCAAGCTGCGAAACATTGCGCAGAAAAACCATCGCCCGGATACGGTCAAGTCCAACGCATTCCATCGCCTGAACGTCCAGCGTACAGCCTATAGTCTTGCAAACGGCATCACCCTGCCGGATGCGGACGACACAAAGGCCGCGCTGGGCGAAAGCTTTGACGAACAGCTTTACCGGCTTGGATATCTGGCCTGCATCCACGGGGAAAGCTTTGGCTTTTGGAATAACGACCATCTGGACGTTTTTCGGCTGACTGAGTTCGCCCCGCTGTACGACGAAAAAGACGGAACGCTGCGGGCTGGTGTGCGCTTTTGGCGTTTGCAACCGGACAAGCCCATGCACGCGGTGCTGTACGAGGAAAGCGGCTACACGCGGTATAAGGACGACGGCAATAACGTGCGCATTTTCCAGCAGGACGGCGAACAGCAGCCGTACAAGACAAAGACAATCACCACCCCCGGCGGCGGTGTGGAAAGCGTCGAGGGCGAGGGCTACGGCACGCTGCCCATTGTGCCGCTTTGGGGTAGCAGCAGCAAGCAAAGCACGCTGGTAAACCTCAAGGGGTACATTGACAACACGGATTTGATCGTCAACGGCTTTTGCGATGATCTGCGCGAATGTGCGCAGATTTACTGGCTTGTGTCCAATTACGGCGGTATGCAGACAGACGACCTGCGCAAATTTATGCAGCGACTGCGCTATAACCACATCGCCAACGTAGACAACGCCGGAGATAATGGCGGAAATGTGCAGCCTTACACGCAAGAGGTGCCAACGCAAGCCCGCGAAACTCTGCTGTCGCACCTGCACAGCGCCATGTATGAGGATTTCGGCGCGCTGGATGTGCACTGTGTGAGTGCCAGCAGCACCAACGACCATCTGGAAGCTGCATACCAGCCTTTGGACGAAAATGCCCGTGATTTCGAGAATCAGATCACAAAATTTGTGCGCCAGATTTTGAAGATCGCCGGTCTGCCTGATGCAAGGCCGCAGTACACCCATGTGCGGGTATCCAACACGACCGAGACCGTCAACATGATCCTCTCCGAGGCGGCTGTTATCGGTGACGATATGGCGATTGACCTGCTGCCCAATCTGACCCCGGAACAGAAAGAGCAGGCCAAAGCCGCACGGATGGCCGAAAGCGCAGATCGGGAGACTGTGGACGACGGTGACGATGAAGCAGATGATGGTGGTGAGCCCTGATGCAGACCGACCTTGACCGCATTTCAACCCGCCAGCTGAACCGCTTGCGCCGCCGCATCTTTAGAGTGTACGACACTGCCCGCCGGGAGATACTGGCGGAACTTACTGATTTTTTTGACCACTTTGAAGAGCTGGATGAGCACAAGCGGGAACAGCTCGAAAAAGGCGAGATCACAAAGGCAGACTATCAAACGTGGCTGCGCAATCAGGTTCTTCAATCCGATTTGATGCAGGAAAAGCTTGCCAGCATCACCCAGACTTGCACCACGGCCACAGAGACCGCCTACAAGTTGGCCCGGGATGAGCAATATAACCTTTTTGCT